GGATTTTTTCGATGTCGCCCGGCTGTGCACTCTCTTCTTTCCAGATGACTTTGCCTTGAGACGTTTGAAATAAAGATCTCGGATTTACAACAGAATGTTTTTTAGCCATCCAGCCTGAATTTATGCTAGAATCCAAGATGTCAATCATCTGAGATCTGCGCTTATTAGCCTCTTTTTGTGGATCTAATTGGCAACGAACCAGTGATTGTAGTTTAAGAGCCCAAGAATCTGATTCTGGTTCGAAAATCCCTACTAATGGAACGAACGGGTATTCATTTAAGCCGAACTGGTTACGCTCTGTGCGCATAAGCTGGTCGTTAACTATAATATGGCAGTCGACGTATCTTTTAGGCCGCTGTATGACCTTTAACTGGGGGTATTGTTGCACGAAATTCTTTAAGCCTTCGGAGTCACCGTCCCACTCTGTAAACTCTCCGGTCTCTTCATCCACAATAGTTGGAACTTTTTCCCAGCCCTGCTTATAAAATTCATTGTAAGAAACGAAATCTTCGCCATTCGGCTGTCGCTGGTACGGTAGCCATGTAAATTTATCATCACGGGCTAAGCCCTGCTTGGTTAGCTCATCAATGTCTTTTTCTTGTCCCGGTAAAAGAGAGGAGGCTTGCTGTCTAGATAGATATTTTCGTTTGATAATATATCCACAATCTGAAAAATCCAGTTGTGTAAAATAGGGATCAGTTATAAAGCCAGAGTATGGCTCTCGTCCAAATTTGATATCACCGTTTACTGGGTCATCTCTGTAGTCCATCCATATACTCAATAGATTGAATCCAGTTTTTAGAGCCCCCCCGAAAGCTTCCGAAATAAATTTATATCCGTCGCCTGCATTTAAAGCGAAAAGAAGCAATTGTGATAATTGATCAGCTCCAAGTTGGTCTGAATCTTCGGTTGGAATTACAACAGAACTCAAACGATGTTTTCTTTGATATCCTGTTAAAAGATTTATGTTTCTGCGAATATAATTGAAAACAAGAGCGTTGCGACCTTCTTCGAATAGCTTCTGTTTTTCTTGTTCGTTCCATTGATCGCCCAAATAGGCTCGTAAATCAGTATCGGCTAATGGATAAAAGGGATTCCATGCTAAATAAGCATCTTCGTATAGATCATTGTACTCTCGCACAATAGAATTATCTGACATTCATTCCTCGCGTGTAGCGACTCTACCCATTGCTGGGGTGGTCAAGAGTCTTCAAATAAGAGGGGCGGAAGTGCTAGCCGTCTTCCTACCAAACGGATCTTTAGTCCGCTATGGATTCCCTAAGTTTAGCTTTTGTTTTTCTTTACCTGTAACAGGCGTTAGATCGATTTCGTAGCCTGTTTTGCCTTCGATTAGATCTTCAACGGCCTCTTCTGCGAAATTATCTGGATGCTCTGTTTGCCAACTCATAAAGGTGTTACAACCCGTCAAGGTTAACAGTAAACATGCTAAAAATAGTTTCTTCATTTTTGTCCCCGTTTTATTGTATTATACTACAAATTTCAATTAATTTATATGCGTATTAAAGTGCAATTTAGTTGATATCCATTACATTCGAATCACTTAAGATTTCGTGCAAATTATCTAATAAAAGATCGACATTTATTTTGCAATATGGAGCCTCCGCTTCATCTTCCTCTTCGTCCTTTTGATAGACATATCCCTTTCTCAAGCTTCTACAAACATCATCTAGCTCTGTTATGGCGAGATACATGTTATTTGCATTTTGAAAGATTTTCAGGTCTGTTCTGTCATCGTTATTTTCTGGATCGTCTAGATAGAATTCATATATTACTTTCACTTTAACAATACATCCTCTCTAGTTCGTCAGCGTCTCTTGCTGTAAATTCTGGCCGTAAATTCATGTTGAAAAAGTGAGTGTAAAGCGCATAGCGAACGGAATCTAAACAGTGATCGAATTTCTTTATTGGCTTATCCTCGCCCCTCTCAGAGGCTTTTGAATCCCACAAATAAGAGCTGAACTCCTTAAGCGTTTCCATGCAATTAGAACACACCTTAAACGTTCCATTTGTCAACAATTGACCAGTAAATCTAATGCCCGGGATAACATCGTTAACGGCGTCCATCACATTGTGGATATCGTTTCTTCTAAGTTCTTGTTTGAAAGAAGCCGCAGACGGATCAATGTAAATCCGCTTTACATTATAGCCCTTAATAAACTCCACTAAATCAAGCGAATAGTCATAATCAGACTTTTGTCTCATCTCTTTTTTAGAGTCGTAATAGTATTCTTTTTCCAGCCACATATTAGGATACGAACCCGCGTTATAACCAATCAGGGTAAAAACACAAGGGTTAGTTGTTCCATAATCAACCCCGACAATATAGTATGTAGCCTCGGCTTTTGGCATTGTAATTGTATGTATTTCTTCATCAAAAAAGTCATAAACCGCTCCATCGGCTAGACACCACTCCCCTGTTATGTACCTTTTAAACCACAAACCTTGATATTCTGCTGAAAGATCTGCGATATATTTTTCAGAAAGAGTTGGGTTATCACGAATATTATAAGAAAAAACCTTCAAGTCAAGTTCGTGCTCTCTGTCCATGAAGTCCCTTTTAAGCCAATGATATGGCGAGTCAGGGTTTGTAGAACAAAAAAGCTTCGAATCTGGGATAGAAAGCCTAGACAGCAACATTTTAAAAAAGTTTTCGGGGATAAGAGAGGCTTCATCAATTAACGCTCCTGCAAATTCAGATCCCCTGATCTTTGCTTCCGCTCTGTCGTCATTGGCTCCGACAACATACATTATGCGGTTGTAAAGCGAAACCTCCCCTTTACCAATAGAATATTGAACGGCATTGCCAACAATTTCTTGCAACGGGGCAATAATATTTCTCTTGATGGTCTTGTCGGTTCTGCCACAGATAATCAACGGCCCTTTTGGTCCTGATCTGCAAAAATCTAACCATCTGAGCAACCCAATGAAGGATTTACCCGCTCTCACGGGCCCTTCAAAAATGTTTATTCGGGCTGTGGACTCCCTGTAAGACTCTATTTGTTTGTTGCTAAGACTTTCTAGTGCCATTTAATTCCTCTCTACTTGGACGCTCGGGCATTGGTTGCCAGTGGGTGGGATGTTCTGTCTTTAAGTCCATTCTTAACCCAGCATTATCAATTTCGTATTTTAGCGACTGGAACTGCCCTGTTGTTATATTATAGGTTATAATTCTTCTATAATAGGTGTTTGTTGCAAGCACAACAACGCAGTTGTCCTCCTCTACTGGCTCAACCGGTAGCCTTTCTTTTACACTTATCCACTTCATGCCATTAACCATGTTTTAATAATGGCTTCTATAGCGCTGTACTTAATTAGCCAGTATACAATATAGAACTGACCTAGCATAAAGTGTAAGACTCCCCACCAAAACGAATGGTTTATAGTCCACGATAAAATCAAAGCAATTGAACCCCAAACAATTGAAAGATTCATCGTTTTTATTTTTCTTGTCATTTAATTACCCTTTTTTTTATAATCATTACAATAAAAACCACTTCCTTTGAATCGGAAGATAGCATTTTTTCCGCCAACCTGTCGTTCAAGCGTCTCTTTTTGACAACTTGGACACATAGTCAGCGGTTCAGCCGTAATTTTCTGGAATTTTTCCAAAAACTTTAGGCAGTTAGTACACTTATACAGGTATGTTGGCATTATAATTTCTTGCTAAGTAGCTGTTCTAAAACAGAGCTTAGCTCGGCTAGCCAACATTGCTGATTAAAAGCAAAATCAACTGGATTTTGTGGCGCTCTTGCTTGTCTTTTTAGGCTTTTTAGCTTTTCCAGCGCCTTTTTTCTTTTTTTTCTTTTTGCAAACACCTTTTTCTCCCTTGTTAAATGAACTCTTTACCAACATCGTTATAAGCTCTCGCATCATTACGTCGTCTAAATCCATAGCCAAGTCAACGAGCTCTTTCGTTGCGTTTGAAGAACCCACTTCCTCTAGACTGACGTGAAACATTTCAGCCAACACCGTTACAGCTCCTTCAAAGCTAGCTTCTCCGACGCTCATAACAAGCTTGATAGAATCACCCTCATCGTCACAAGCGTAACACCTATAGTTACGATCTTCCTCGTCAATCATCAAATGGAACGACCCACAAAGCGGACACTTGTAAGCGCTTCTATGCTCGATATCTAAATCAGCTAACACCCGCGACAAGACCACAGCTTGCTGCAAGTCTCCTAAGCTTTCTCTACTAAACAACATCTTCATCAACCTCTCTGTCTTTGTATAATTGTTTTAATTGTAAAAATTCTTTCCACCACTCCTCTTTGTCCTCGGCATATAAAAATTGATTCTTTCTTATGTTGTGGTACAAAATAAAAAACATTTCTTCTATATTCGAGAAGCTGTCTATTTGGCCTTTTAAGGCCTGTTGTATCGTCTCTTCGTCACCTTCTAGTGTGAGTAGCTTAACCGTGAGCTTACGCATCATCCTGTTGGCTTTAAGCTCTAGTTTTTCGAGCTTGTTTAAGTTGACCTGAACTATCTTTCTGATCTTTTTTTCAAATCCCTCGATTACCATATCTAGCGACTTGACACTCTTTTTAAGGTTCCTATTCAGATCCCTAACATCTTCACTGTTCATTGCTGTCCCCCTTGTTTTTAAACTGCCTCGGTTGGAATCGAACCAACGACCAATGGCTTAACAGACCACTGCTCTACCGCTGAGCTACAAGGCATTATTTCACTTATTAATTGCTGGAAAAAGGAATCGAACCCTCAACCGTCGGTTTACAAAACCGGTGCTCTACCAATTGAGCTATTCCAGCTTATCTTTATCGTCTTCTTTTAAATAAGCACAGTCTGTTTTTCCAAACTCTTGCGCCTCTTGCGGGCTTGCGTAACGCCATTTATCAAACCACTCGTTTAGTCCTAAAATGTTCCTCACATATATATACGCGTGCGTGTACGAATATACCATCTTGTTTAGCTTTACAACAATCGAGTCTTTTTTAGCGGGAAGCCGGCTACCAATCGAGAACCACCCATCATCTTTTTTAGTCATAAGTTCCCGCCCACGATGTCTTGTAAACCTCTAATTCGTGTTCGCTGTCGTTATGTAGAACTGCTAAGATTAGATCAAGAGCGTCTATCAAAGATGCCTTTTCGTCGATAAATTCCATTACTGTTGGCATTAACCGA